GCGACGACGAATAACTGGCATCAAAGGCACAGGCAAAAATAAAAAGGGAGCCGAAGCTCCCTGTGTTTAGCGAGAATATCCACGCGTAAAATTATGTACCCCTGATAAACACGCATCTATTTCTGCCCTTGCGCGTAAGTCTGCGCCTTTTTTTATTGATTCACATCTTTGCACAATATGGCGCAAGTTTTTAATCAGTTCGTATGAATACTTACTACTTTGTTTGATTGATTGTAATTCATCCGATGTCAAACCCATCGCAAAGTCGATATCGGTTTGCGCATCAAAAAGATTTAATTGTGTCCACATTTGCATTCTCCAGTTAGTTGAGTAAGACCGCATCTCTGCGGTTTCGGCTATTCAAGCCTCATCAGTTACTCTTTTTCCCAATCCCGATTTTCCAATTTACGCATTGTGGTATGCGTTAGCTGTTGAAACTCTGAATCGCATTGCATCATGTCGAGCAGGGTATCAAATTGCATTACGAATTCTTTGTCTGACATTTTTGCAATTTCCATTCGGTGCTCAATAGTTGGGCGAAAACCGAAAGTGTCTTTGTGCAAATCGCTGTACTCAGCGCGCATTCTTTCCATTACTGACATTTCATTCCAAGGCTTCATTGCATTCTCCAAAAATGCAGGGCTTTCGCCCTGCGGGTTGATTAAGACTCATCTCCAGCAAACACGCTTTCCTGCGCTATCCATTCCACACGCAATAGCGTGGGGTTGATATGGTCATTTATACTTAAAAACTTGGCAAACACACTATCACATTCACTACGCTTGCACCATGACTTGGCTAGTGTGACACGCTTCATGCGGTACTTAGTTGTTGGCAGAGTTACTGCCATTTTGATTGTGAGCATTCCGTCCATTTGCATTCTCCGTTTCTGCTTTGCACTATTGCATCGCATTGGGATTAGTATAACATAAACTTTACATATACGGGCTAGGCAGGTGACCCCCACCCCCCGGATTCCCAAATGGGTCCCTCCCGCGTCCTATACACCAAGACTTGCACAAATAACCTACAACATGTTCAAATTTCCACAAAATCTATACACATCCCCAACAACGTGTATATAATTACCGAAGTTAGTTGCCTCTCCTACTCCTCCTTTAGACCCCCTCCCCGGGGTCTTTTTTTGTCCCTTACTTTGTATATAGGTGTTTTCCCTAATACCCCCCGGGTAGGAATCCTACCTCCCTATGAAAATACGTGGTATATTTCGTCAACTTTGGAGTGCCAATTCCCTCCCAATGCAAGACTTAATTCCAGAAATAGACTCTCATGTTCCGCTCCCGGCGTCTGCCGTTGACGCTATGCCCGAGCTGTCTCCGCGTGAAGAACTGGAAATGCGTGCAAGGACTGTTAAGCTCATAGCAGACTTGACGGGCACACCGATAGAGCCAAACGATGATGAACGCCAGCAGGCGGTTGAGATTGCCCAGAGCATGATGGGCGATCAAAAGCAAGTACCCACTCTGTCTACCTATCCAAACGCGACGATAGCTTATCTTGCAGGAATGGTGGCGCAGCACGACACTATGGTCGTGAAAGAGCTGGCTGATTTAAAGAAATTCGTGGTTAACAAGCTAGTAGCGGAGACGGACCACCCAGATGCAAAGGTGCGGCTTACTGCCTTACGTGCTTTAGGAGAAGTAGACGGGGTAGACGCCTTTAAGAAACGCTCTGAAGTCACGCACAAACAGCAATCTATTGAAGAAGTTGAGAAAGAACTGCTTGAAACCCTTGCCAAATTGGAAAAACGCACTGTTGACGTACAGATGGTAGAGGTTGTACGGTGAAAGTTACACGAGAACAGATCGAAACCCTAAAAAACCTGTTGCCAACAGCGTCATCAGATGAAAAACGAAAAATTCTTGAGCTTATTAGGGTCTGGGATGCCCAATCCGTGCAGGATTTTGGTAAAAATAGCCTATTAGAGTTTGCAGATCATGTATATCCCGGCTATAAAGTAGGTCCACACCATCGCAGACTAGCCAAAATCTTTGAAGACATAGCAAATGGCAAGAAAAAGCGAGTCATTGTCAATATTGCACCTCGACATGGCAAGTCTGAACTCATTTCCTATCTTGCGCCAGCATGGTTTTTGGGTAAATTCCCTCATAAGAAGGTCATTATGGCCTCCCATACGGCAGATTTGGCTGTTAATTTTGGTCGTAGAGTGCGAAATTTGGTGGGAATGGACACCTACAAAGACATTTTTCCCACTGTAGAGCTGCAATCAGACAGCAAATCTGCATCAAGGTGGGGGACAAATTCAAATGGCGAATACTTTGCAATTGGTGTGGGTGGCGCTCTTGCTGGGCGCGGTGCTGACTTATTTATCATTGATGATCCTCATTCTGAGCAAGAAGCTAAAACTGGACGACCCGATGTCTTTCTTCCTGCTTGGGAGTGGTTTCAGTCTGGCCCTCTCCAGCGCCTTATGCCGGGCGGTGCAATTATCATTGTGATGACTCGTTGGTCCAAGCTTGATTTGACTGGTCAGATAGTTAGCCAGATGGCCCGAGAAGAAGGCGTAGATGACTGGGAGATTGTTGAATTTCCTGCCATTTTGAACGAGAAACCCTTATGGGGTGAGTTCTGGACTATTGAGGAATTACTGTCCAAAAAAGCTGGTATGGACGTGCGTTACTGGGAAGCCCAGTATATGCAGAACCCCGTATCAGAAGAAGGCGCACTGATAAAGAGGGAGTGGTGGCAGATATGGGATCAGGATAAACCGCCTCCCAACTGCGAGTTCATCATCATGAGCTTGGACGCTGCCCAAGAAACAAACAACAGGTCTGACTACAACGCCCTGACCACATGGGGTGTCTTTTTCAACGAAGAGTCTAAGAACTACAACATCATCTTACTCAACGCCATAAAGAAACGTATGGAGTTTCCGGACCTTAAAAAGATGGTGCTGGAGGAGTACAAGGATTGGGAACCGGACGCTTTTGTAGTGGAGAAGAAGTCTAACGGCGCGGCGCTGTACCAAGAGTTTAGGCGCATGGGCGTGCCTGTAGGAGAGTTTACTCCGGGTAAAGGACAGGATAAGATCTCTCGTGTAAATGCTGTCTCTGATTTGTTTTCTTCAGGGATGGTATGGGCACCAGACCGCAGATGGGCAAGAGAAGTGATTGAAGAATGTAACGACTTTCCAAGCGGTACAAACGATGACTTGGTTGACTCAACCACACAAGCTCTAGCACGTTTTCGTCAGGGGGGTTTTATTAGGTTACCAAGCGATGAACCTGATGAAATTCAATATTTTAAAAGTCGCCGCGCAGAGCGGTACTACACTGTGTAAGGACACATCATGGCAATAGAAAAAGGTTTATACGCAGCCCCTCTTGGTATGGAACAAGAAATGGATGATCCTATTGAGATCGAAATTGAAGATCCTGAGTCAGTCAATATTGGCCTTGGCGACATTGAGATTGATTTAAAGCCCCGCAAAGAAACAGCAGAAGACTTTGATGCCAATCTCGCCGAATACATGGACGAGGGCGACTTAGATTCGCTTGGGTCAGAATTAGTTGAAGACTTTGGCAAAGACATAATGGACCGCAAGGATTGGATCAAAACTTATGTTGATGGTCTGAAGTTGCTGGGTTTGAATTACGAAGATAGAACAGAACCTTGGCAGGGCGCTTGTGGTGTGTTTCACCCTATGTTGACAGAGAGCGTTGTACGCTTTCAAGCAGAAGGGATTATGGAAACGTTCCCAGCAATGGGTCCAGTCAAGACAAAAATTATTGGCGAAGAGACACGCGATACAGAAGAAGCTGCCATACGTGTACAAGATGATATGAACTATCAGTTGACCGAAGTGATGACTGAGTATCGTCCTGAGCATGAAAAGCTCTTGTGGTCACTGCCTCTTGCAGGTTCAGCGTTTAAGAAAGTCTACTATGACCCGAGCAAGGGCCGTCAGGTCGCGGTGTTTATTCCAGCAGAAGACATTGTTGTGCCGTATGGGGCAAGTAATTTGGAGACGGCAGAACGCGTAACACACGTCATGCGTAAGACCGAGAACGAGATTAAGAAGTTACAAGAAGCTGGGTTTTACATCGACGTGGACTTAGGCGAGCCAACACATGAGTTGGACGATATTGAGAAGCAGAAAGCTGAAGAGCAGGGCATGTCAGCTATTAACGACGACCGTTTCCGGCTGTTGGAGATGCACGTTGACTTGGACTTGGCTGGGTTTGAACATAAAGACAAAAAAGGTAAGCCCACTGGGATAGCACTGCCATACGTAGTCACCGTAGAAAAAAGCACAAACAAAGTTTTAGCTATTAGGAGAAATTGGTATGAAGACGACGAACTTCACAACAAACGACAGCACTTTGTCCACTACCAATACATCCCCGGTTTTGGCTTCTATGGTTACGGTCTTATCCACCTTATCGGGGGATATGCAAAATCGGCTACGATGCTCATCCGACAGCTCGTTGATGCTGGCACGCTGTCTAACTTACCCGGAGGTCTTAAATCTCGCGGCTTACGCATTAAGGGAGACGACACCCCCATCCAGCCCGGAGAATTTAGAGACGTAGATGTACCTAGCGGGTCCATCCGTGACAACATATTACCACTCCCATACAAGGAGCCAAGTCAGGTTCTGTTTGCCCTTTTCCAGAACATAGTAGAAGAAGGCCGCGCATTTGCTTCGTCGGGCGATATGAACGTGTCTGACATGAGCGCGCAGGCTCCAGTTGGTACAACGCTTGCGTTGTTAGAGAGACAGTTAAAAGTGATGGGGGCAGTTCAAGCTCGTATTCACTTTACGATGAAACAAGAGTTCAAACTTTTGAAAATCATCATCGCTGACTATACGCCCGAGGAGTACGACTATGAGCCTGTAGACGCAGGCCGTAAAGCCAAGAAATCGGATTACGACAGCACAGAAGTTATCCCTGTCAGTGATCCAAACGCGGCAACGATGGCACAAAAAATTGTGCAGTACCAAGCTGTTATGCAGTTGGCTCAACAAGCTCCGCAGTTGTATGACATGTCTCTATTGCACCGTCAGATGATTGAAGTGCTTGGCGTTAAAAACGCAGACAAGTTAGTCAAGACTGAAGATGATGAAGTGCCAACAGACCCAGTGCAAGAGAACCAAGACTTGTTGACTATGAAGCCCGTCAAGGCGTTCATTGAGCAGAACCATCAAGCTCACATCCAAGTGCATATGGCAGCGATTCAAGATCCCAAGATTCAGCAGATGATGCAGATGAATCCACAAGCGCAGGTGATTATGGCGGCGGCTATGGCTCACATCAACGAGCATATGGCGCTTGAGTACCGTAAACAAATTGAGATGCGTATGGGCATGTCGTTGCCCGGTGAAGAGAATAACAAGAAGATCACTCCTGAACAGGCGGATCAGATTGCTGTTATGGCGGCGCAAGCGGCTCAACAGATTCTTCAGCAGAACCAACAAGAAGCTCAACAGCAGCAGGCTCAACAACAGATGCAGGACCCCTTGGTCCAGATGCAGATGCAGGAGTTGCAGATCAAACAAGGCGAGTTGCAGTTGAAACAACAGAAGCAAGCCATCGACGCTGCAGCAAAGGCAGATCAGATTCGTGTCGAAGAAGCACGTATCGCGGCTCAAAAAGAAATCGCTGCTATGCAGGTCGGCGCACAGGCAGCTGCAAACAAAGATAAAGCAGCAAGACAACAAGAGACTGAAGGAATGCGTTTAGGGATTGACGCTGCTAAACATCGCGCTCAATTAGCCGTACAGCAAGCCGCGCAGAGAGCTGCGCAAAACACTGGCAAACCGCCAAATAAAGGACAGTAAATGAATTCACAAGCACTTGCATACCTACTCAAAGAAATTGACAAGTTACGCGAGGATCAGGCCGTTTTTTTAAACGGTGGTGGTGCTAAGGATTTCGCCGAGTACCGGCACGTTTGCGGAGTTATTCGGGGTCTAACTCATGCAGATCAAATTGTCAAAGACCTTGCGAAAAAACTGGAGTATTCCGATGACTGAATTTGACGTCGCTGCGGTAGATTTGTCTGGCATTCTTAACACGAGTGCAGAAGATAAAGCGAAACAGTTGCCTGATCCTAAAACTTTTCACCTTCTGTGCGTTGTTCCTGAAGCAATGGAAGAGTTTGCAGATAGTGAAATTGGTATTGTTAAATCAAATCAATCTATGCACTATGAAGAAGTACTGACCCCAGTGCTATTTGTAGTAAAGATTGGCCCCGACGCCTATAAAGACACTGACCGATTCCCTAGTGGACCGTCATGCAAGGAAGGTGACTTTGTCATCGTCCGCCCCAATTCAGGCACTCGCCTGAAGATTCATGGTCGTGAATTCCGCATTATCAATGATGATTCGGTTGAAGCGGTTGTGGAAGATCCCCGTGGTATCACACGAGCAGCATAAGGAGTAAATCATGCCGTTACCAAAGTTTGAAGAGACTTACGAGTTTCCCGACGAGAAAGCAGAAAAAGCTGCTGAAGAGAAATTTGAAGTTGAGATTGAAGACGACACCCCAGAGGAAGATCGTGGTCGCAAGCCCATGAAGGAGCCTGTTGAGGAAGTAACTGATGAAGAGTTAGCATCCTACGACGAGAAGGTCCAAAAACGAATTAAGAAGTTCACCCGTGGATATCACGATGAACGCCGCGCAAAAGAGCAAGCTCTGCGGGAACGTGAAGCTGCGGAGGAATTTGCCAAACAGGTGTTTGCAGAAAACAAACGCTTACAACAGCAGCTCTCTACAGGCAGCGAAGCTTACATTGAACAGTCCAAATCCGCTGCTCAAATTGAGTTAGACGCCGCCAAAGAGAAGTACAAGAAAGCGTACGAAGCTGCTGATCCAGACTCAATTGTTGCAGCGCAAGAAGCAATTGCTAGAGCTACCCTCAAGATTGACCGTGCTGAAGGCATGAGGCCAATTAAGAATGAGGAAAGAGAATACCAGCCCCCCGCGCGTGAAGCGGAAGAAGCTCCACGTATGCCACCTCGCACTAAAAAGTGGGTTGAGCGCAACAGCGACTGGTGGGGTATTGACGACGAAATGACTATGTCTGCAATGGGTATTGACAGAAAGTTGCAGAAAGAGTATGGTGCGGACTATGTAGGTACTGAAGAGTACTTCCAAACCATCGACAAAACGATGCGCAAAAGATTTCCTGAGCACTTTGAGAGTGACCAGAGCTACGAGGAAGACGATCCGCCTCCTAAGAAAAGGGCGTCAGAACCGGAAGAGGAATATGAAGATACTCCACGCCGTGCAACAAGAAATACTTCGCCTGTGGCTCCGGCCTCGCGTAGTACTCCACCTAGCCGTATTCGTTTAAAAGCATCAGAAGCCGCCACTGCGCGTCGCCTTGGGGTGCCCATCGAAGAATATGCTAAACAGGTTGCTTTACTTAGAAAAGGATAAAAAATGGAAAACACTGAAGTCAATAAAGCTGGAAAACCGCAAAATCGCCTAGATCGTGCGTTGGACACTCGCCAAGAGATACGACGACCAACATCATGGCAAGCGCCAGAGGCTTTACCTTCACCCGACGATAGGCCCGGTTGGACACATCGTTGGATCCGTACTAGCGTACTGGGTAATAGTGATCCATCAAACATCTCTTCTAAGTTACGTGAGGGATATGAACCCTGCAAAGCAGAAGATTATCCAGAACTCATGATGCACGCTTCCGTTGACGGACGCTTTAAAGGAAATGTTGAAGTTGGTGGGTTAGTACTTTGCCGTATCCCAGCCGAGTTTATGCAACAACGTGATGCTCACTTTGCCAAGATAAACAAAGCGCAAATGGATTCGGTGGACAACACCTACATGAAAGACAATGACCCACGAATGTCAAAATTCGCGGAACGCTCGTCCAAAGTAACATTTGGTACAGGTACATAAATTTTTTAAAAGGAGTCTTAAATGGCTTATCCAGTGATTGACGCCCCATACGGGCTGTTAGCACAGAACTTGATTGGTGGTCAAGTATTTGCGGGTTCTACTCGCTTTTACCCCATCCAGTACGGTTATGCGACTGACATCTTCTATGGTGATTTTGTTGTTCTATCCCGTGGCTTTGCCACACGCGCCACAGTTGATACCGGCACTGGTTTGAACCAGACCGTTGGTATCTTCTTGGGTTGCACATTCACAAGCCCCGTAACAAAGCAAAAGCAATTCAGCCAATACTGGCCCGCAAGCACCGCCGCTGGCGACTGCGAAGCCTACGTGTTGGATGACCCTGATGCTGTGTTTAAGGCTGTTGTGTGTTCTTCTGGTACTACTATTGCTTCCGGCGCATTGGCGATGGTTGGCACTAACCTGTCAGCCATTGACAACACCGGCAACACAGCCACCGGTAATTCCAAGAACGCAGTTTTGGCTCCAACTAACACTCCTGTAACTACCACTCTGCCTTTGCGCATGGTTGGTGTTGTGCCGGACACAGCAGTTTCGTTGGGTACAGCTACTTTCAGTTCAGGTACTACTACCCTGACCGTCAGTGCTTTGCCTTTCGCCTTGCCAGTCGGTACAGACGTTGGTGTGGTGACCACAAACGGTCAAATTGCACAGACAGGTTCTTTTGTTGATACCGCAGCCGCAGCAGGCGCAACTTCTGTTGTGCTGAACCAAGCCGCCACATTCACATTGAATTCTGGTGTTTACACATCGACTGTGGTTTTCACTCAGTATCCTGAAATCTTGGTTAAGTTGAACCAAGGTTTGCATGGCTACTATTCCGCCACTGGCGCATAAGGAGTTATTTAAATGGCTATTTCACGCGCACAACTGCTTAAAGAACTCTTACCCGGCCTGAATGCCTTGTTTGGCATGGAGTACGCTCGTTACGGTGAAGAACATAAAGAGATTTATGAAACCGAAACCTCAGAGCGTTCTTTTGAGGAAGAGACCAAACTGTCTGGCTTCTCAGCCGCACCCGTCAAAAACGAAGGTTCTGCCATCGCTTACGACAATGCGCAAGAGGCATGGACTACCCGCTACAACCACGAAACCATTGCTTTGGGTTTCTCAATCACTGAAGAAGCGATTGAAGATAACTTGTACGACAGCTTGTCTGCTCGTTACACCAAAGGTCTGGCTCGTGCTATGGCTTATACCAAGCAGGTTAAGGCTGCTGCTACTCTGAACAATGGTTTCTCTGCCGCTTACCCCGGTGGCGACGGCGTTGCTTTGTTTAGCACTGCTCACCCCTTGGTCTCTGGTGGTACTAACTCCAACCGTCCTTCCACTGCTGCTGACTTGAATGAAACTTCGTTGGAAAACGCTGTTATTCAGATTGCCGCATGGACAGACGAGCGTGGTTTGTTGATCGCCGCCAAGCCCAAGAAGCTGATTGTTCCCCCTGCATTGCAGTTCGTGGCTACCCGCCTGTTGGAAACCAACCTCCGCGTTGGAACTGCCGACAACGACATCAATGCACTGAAAAACAATGGCTCTATCCCTGAAGGCTACACCATCAACCATTACCTGACCGACACAAACGGCTGGTATTTGACTACTGACGTGCCTAACGGTCTGAAGCATTTCGTTCGTTCACCTCTTGCTAACAGCATGGACGGTGACTTTGATACCGGCAACGTCCGTTACAAAGCCCGCGAGCGTTACAGCTTCGGTTGGTCTGATCCGTTGGGAATGTACGGTTCCCCCGGTTCGGCCTAATTGGATTCAGTAAGGTAGAGGTGACTGGCCTGCCACTAGGGCTCCTTCGGGAGCCCTTTTTATTTATTGCACAACTTTTTCTTTTGGTGTATATTGAAGACATTCCGAGAATCATCGGCGTATCAAACAGGCTCGGCTGACCTCATGCAGATTGATACGCTACAACGCATGGAGAATTAAAAATGGCAAATAGTACATTTAGCGGCCCAGTAAGATCGCAAAACGGTTTTGAGACTGTTTCTATCAACTCAACCACTGGCGCAGTTACCGTTACTTCTACTCTTGGTATCGATACTAGCGTAACTACCTTGGCTGCTACAACCGTAACGGCTACAAATCTGGTTTTTACCGATCAGAACCACCCAACAACTGCCGCAATTAACGCAACGGCTACAGCCACCGCAGCAGAAGTTGCTACAGGCTACATCACTTCAACCTCCGCAGCAGCTACTACCATCACTTTGCCTACAGGCACTTCGCTCGGCGCGGCTATCAGCGCAACTCGCGGTACTGTATTAGACTTGTTCGTTGACAACACCGCTGGCGCAAACACAGTAACAATTGCTGTAGCAACTAACGGCATCTTGTCCGCTGCCGCTGCCGCCGGTTCAAGCGCTGGCGCTGGTTTGTTGACTGTACCTTCTGGCGTTACAGGTCTGGCCTGCTTCAGAATTATGTTCTCTAGCGCCACTGCATACGTGTTCTCTCGTATCGCTTAATCAACCCAAGGGGCTTCGGCTCCTTTTTTTAAGGAGATTGATTATGGCAATGCAGACAGACGTACGATCGCAGCATTTGACTGCCAGCGGCAATATTGACGGACTTAGCCGTAATCGTTTTAAAGCTCTTTCCTACCGAGGAACTGGGGCAGATGGTTATGTGAAGCTGCGTAATGGTGGCTCAAGCGGCGCTGTTTTGTGTGAACTTGATGTGGGCGTGAGCGACTCGTTCACCATCTATGTCTTATTGCCCGGCGAAGGCATCTTGTTCCCCAGTGGTATTTACGTAGATTTATCTAACGTATCTGCTTGTACGGTGTTCTATGGCTAAGAAAACTCCCTCCCTCGCTGTCGGTCGTGGTGAAAAGCTACCTGCTTCCAAGGGAGCGGGCTTGACTGCCAAAGGTCGTGCCAAGTACAACGCAGCAACAGGAAGCAATCTGAAGGCTCCGCAGCCACAAGGCGGCGCACGCAAGAAGTCATTCTGCGCTCGTATGTCTGGTATGCCCGGCCCGATGAAAGATGAAAAAGGCAAGCCTACCCGCAAGGCGGCCTCCCTAGCAAGATGGAAATGTTGAGGTAAATCATGGCTAAAACAAAGAGAATGTTTATGGGTGGCGCTGCAAAGGCAGTATCACAAGCCGCTAAAGTTGCCCCCAAAGCTGGCCCTGCTGGTATGCAAGGACTTGGGCAAGCTATGCGCGGCAATCCACAGATGGCACTCCGTGGCAGCACTGCTGGTATGCAAGGACTTGGACAAGCTATGCGCAGCAATCCACAGATGGCACAAAACTTAGGGAAAGCTGCTGCTATGCAAGGACTTGGACAAGCTATGAACCCGCCGCCCAAAGGTGAAGCCGCGCTCCAGTTTATGTCAGACAGGCTCCGTGGCGGCGCTGCTGGCGCTCCAACAATAGGTGCTGGTATGCAAGGACTTGGACAGGCTATGCGTGGCAACCCACAGATGGCACAAAACTTAGGGAAAGTTGCTGGCGCGGCAATGGGCGGCATGGGTATGAAAAGTGGCGGTAAAGTCTCTAGTGCTTCAAGCCGTGCTGATGGTTGTGCCACCAAAGGCAAAACAAAAGGTAGGTTTGTATGACCGAGCAAACAGACACCGTAAAAAATGTATTGGACGTTGTGGCAGTGTTTACCACACTCGGTACATTTTTGAACTTACTCACGCCCGTATTTGGTCTAATCGGTGCGATAGTGGGTGTCATGCGCATTTACGAGATGGCTACAGGCAAAGATTTCTCCACGTTGTTCCGTAAAAAGAAAGACAACGATGCCGAGCACGAGTAAGAAGCAACACAATTTCATGGAAGCGGTGGCTCACAATCCAGCGTTTGCCAAGAAAGCCGGAGTCCCGCAGTCTGTGGGTAAAGAATTTTCAAACGCCGACAAAGGCAAAACTTTTAAAAGAGGTGGTGATATGGCTAAAACAAACCCTTTCATGGAAATGATTGCCAAGAAAAAAGCAGCGGCAGCAGGTAAAAAATCAGAGATGCCTTCTAAGATGGGCAAGCCTGTAATGAAAAAAGGCATGGACATGGCTAAAAACGGCATGAAGAAAATGGCTGCTGGTGGCGGTATTGAGTCCAAGGGTGAAACCAAGGGCAAGATGATTACTATGAAGTCCGGCGGCAAAAGCTGCTAAGGGGTCAATCATGGCAAGAGCAAAAGATTTAGCGGGTTTAGCCGCACTTGGTTTTCTTGGGTACAAAATGTCCCAAATGGGCAAGGGCAAAGACGACGCTGGCAAGTCGGCAGATTCAAGTTCTTATACCGGAGACACTAAAAAAGTTGAAGCTAAAGACGAGCCTTTTAAAGCCACAAACGCGTCTTCGTACACCGGCAAAAACACCGTTCCAAACATCGGTTTTGGAGGTGGAACCGACAGCGACAAAAATCTTAAATTGAAATCTACGTCAAGGTCTATGCCCAAAGCTGAAGCCAAAGCTGAAGCCAAGGTTGATGCGGAAGACAAAACAACTACTACCTCAAGTCGCGCAGTTCCCGGTGGTGACGCCAAGCGTACTGAAGGTAACAAGCCAATGCCTTCTTTGAGGGCAGTTGAAGCCCGCGCAGCGTCAAATAAAACTGACGCAATGCGCAATGCTTCCCGCGCAAATGTTGCTGCGTCAAACAAAATGAAGCGGATGGCGGCAAATCCAGAGTCGCAAGCTGCTGAACGTGTATACCCAGAAGAACTTTTAGTTGGCGGACCCGGCGTTAAGGTAGTAGGTGCTGCGGCAAAAAATTTAGCCAATCGTGGCGGTAAAGAAATAGCCGAGTACTCTACTCCTCGCCTTGCTGCACCAGCTAAACAACTGACCGGCCCAAGCAAAGCTGATTTGGTAAACCGTGACCGCGCTGCCCGTGCGGCTGGTCGTCAAGAAGAGATGTTGCGTGATAACGCTGCTAGATACGGTTTAGACCCAAAAGCCCCCGGCTACGAAGCTACGGCTGGAGCGTTGCGTAAAAATCTTGGCGGAGATGACTTCGTCATCAAGAAAAAAGGCGGCATGGTTAATATGGCTTCCGGCGGCATGACTGCTTCGCGCCGTGGTGACGGCATCGCCACTAAAGGCAAGACACGCGGCAAAATTTGCTAAGGAAAAATCATGGGAAAACATTCAAGACACGGGATGGACAATCAGCCGCTTGAAGGTGGTGGGTATGGTGGTGGAATTGGCGGAAAACTTGCCGGAGCAACCGTAATTGGTAGCGGCGCTGGAATTGCTGCTCTTCCTGTTGTGGCAAAGTATCATTTTGACAAAAAGTACCGCGAAGAAAAACAGGCAAAAGACGAAGCCAAAAATGAAATTAAACGCGAATCTCGCGGCTCAACAACTTCACCAATGGATCAATTTATGGGCGAACTTGATAAAGGTCTTAAACAAAAAGGTCTTGATACAACTCGTGAAGGTAATAACGTCACGATTAAAGGCATCAAAAAACCAAAAGAAGGCCCAATGACCACCGGTCAAAAGCAGTCTATGCAAGAAGCAAAAGACGAGGAAGATTACCAGAAGAGAAAGACTGCGCCCACTACCAAGACGGAAATGGGTAAGGCATTCGCTAAAGGTGGTATGACAGCCTCTGCTCGTGCAGATGGTTGCTGCACCAAGGGTAAAACTCGCGGGATGATGCGCTAATGATGTCTTCTCGTGGCATGGGCGCAATCAACCCCAAGAAGATGCCGGGGAAGAAGGTCATCCACCGCAAGGACAAGCCGCAAGACGTGGATATGTATGCGGATGGTGGCAAGGTCAATGCTGCGGGAAATTACACGAAACCAAGTCTGCGTAAGCGGATTGTGTCTCAGGTCAAAGCAGCAGCTACCCAAGGTACTGGCGCAGGTCAGTGGTCAGCAAGGAAAGCTCAGTTGGTAGCCAAGAAGTACAAGGCTGCTGGCGGGGGGTACAGAGATTGAAAGCGCCGCAGCAATCCCTTAAAAACTGGGGCGACCAAAAATGGAGAACCAAGAGTGGTAAAAAATCTTCTGACACAGGCGAAAGATACCTTCCTGAGGCTGCAATTAAAAGCCTTAGCCCTTCTGAGTACGCTGCGACAACACGCGCAAAACGTGCTGGCAAAGCTAAAGGGAAACAATTCGTAAAGCAACCGCCTAAAGTGGCAAAGAAAACGGCAGGATTTAGATAATGGCACAAACTTCCGGCGCAAGTGGCTTTAACCTAGACCTCACCGAGTTGGTAGAGGAGGCGTTTGAACGCGCCGGTGGTGAGCTTCGCACCGGATATGACCTGCGTACAGCCAGACGTAGTTTGAATATTATGTTTGCTGACTGGGCAAACCGTGGCATTAACCTGTGGACGATTGAGACCGGCACGATTGACTTTGTGCAGGGTCAGAACACATACGCTCTGCCTGATGACACCATTGATTTACTTGAGCATGTGATCCGTACGGGTGCGAACGTAGCCGCAACTCAGGCTGACTTGAGTATCACAAGGATTAGCGTTTCTACCTACGCTACGATCCCCAACAAGATTCAACAAGCCAGACCTATTCAGGTTTGGATTCAACGCTACAACGGTCAAACTTCGCCGACAGGGTTAACCCTAGACGGTGATATTACACCTACTTCCACTGAGATTGTATTGAACTCTGCTGTTGGCTTACCCGCCGCCGGCTTTGTGAAGATTGGCAACGAGATCATCAACTACAGCTATATTTCAGGGAATACCCTATATAACTGTTTCCGCGCACAGCAAAACACCGCCGCCGCAAACCACGTATCTGGCACTGCCGTGTACTGGCAGCAAGTTCCCGCGATCACCGTTTGGCCTACCCCAGACAATGCACAGCAGTACCAATTTGTGTATTGGCGCTTGCGCCGCACCCAAGACGCTGGCGGCGGTGTCAACATCATGGATGTGCCTTTCCGCTTCATACCCTGTATGGCGGCTGGC